ATCAATCTTGGCAAGTAGCCAAGCGTCAGATTTGTATCTAAGTAGGGGTTTTAATTGTCCAGCCGCCATTCATAGGACTGGCGATCAAGACTAAACCTCGCCAGAGCCAAAGCACCCCATGACAATGGCCGCAGCCACCTGCATACATTCGCAATCAAGAGCGTGATTTTCGCGAAACTTTTTCCACATCAAGACGGTGTTTCCGTGTCGATCAATCGATTCTGTCTTCCGCTCTCCGTTGACTTGCTTCTGATAGGCTTCCGTCTGTTCGCCGACATCACAAGCAAGCCACTCAGCGCCCTTGCCCTCTTTCAGGGTTGCCAGAATGTCTTTAACCGTGGGGTTCGACCACCGAAAGAGTAGAACAATCGGAGAGTTGCGAGAGATCGAAACCTTGACCTTGTTTGATACTGGCCGACGCCTCTTGAGCTTCCGCTTGCCTTTGGTCTCACTGATTAGATAGTCTGAGGTGTCCTCCCCTTGCATCATCGTCCAGCCATACTTGGAGCAAGCCGCCGCTACTTCGTCTGGCTTGTACATGCGATCCACAAACACTAATCCGCTTTTAACTCCGCTCTGCTCACGTATCTCTTCGACCTCTTCGAAGCTTTTCGGCCTCTCGTATCGAACCAACCTAGACCTGCCGTCTCTGGACCATTGGCGAACGCAAACCCAAAAGTCAGCCAAGTATTGCTGACAATCTACAGTTATAAAGGTGAACGCTTGGTCATCCCACTCGACGCTTGGATCGTAATCATCAAGAGCCAAATCCTTGATTTTAACATAGCGCTCCTCAACCCAAGGTTGACCAAGCTGAAGGTTAACGAACTCTTGCAATGGTGTAGTATAGCCTGTCTTTGCCTGCTGGCTGGCTCGAATGAACTCCTCAACCAAGTCTTCCCAAGAGCAAACCGAAGGCGGAAGGCAGAGAGCCGTAAAACGAAAAGACCGGTTCCTCTCGTTGGCTCCTGGATTCTTTGCGACGTACCGCCCCCCGTTGTTCATTCGCCTCGACGTGCCAGCAGTGTGCTTGTGAGCATGACCGCATTCAGGACATTCTAGTCTGACAGTCTTCCGAACCTCCTTGAAGTTCCATTTTCCGTCTGGCCTAGTGGTCTCGTTTTCGTCCCATTTGATAATCTCCGAGAAATCAGGCTCGATCATTCCTCCACACCCCAAGCATTCAAAGTTCCACTCCTCTTGGCTCCCTTGCTCCCACTCCGCGCAAAAGTCATCGCCAGCAAGCTTTGGCGTTGACTCATAGACCCTCTTCCGATCTGACCAACGAGTTGTTCTCTTCTTGGATCTTTGGACATTGCCAGGACTCCAGGCCGAAACCTCAGTGCCAAAGATATAGCGGATCGAGTGAGACCGCAGGAACGAATCGTTGGCTGGACCCATCATCACAGTTGCTTGCGGGAATTTGATCTTCAGCTTTTTCTTGCCGTTTCGATTGTCCGGCATCACTCGAGCCAATGCGGGGCACGACTCAAGAACGGGGTTGATTTTGTTCTCTGCCAAGTTCTCGAGCGAGTCGCCAGCGTCAGAAATCACCATCGTTGGCCCTGGATCTTCCGCTAATGCCCAAGCAACCCCGCCCTGAATCACGGTAGTCTTGCCCAACTGAGCGCCAGACATAATCGTTAACTGCATGATTGCCGGATCCGTAATGCAACTCAAAGGCTCCCGAAGCCAAGGAGTCTCAGAGATCACGAACTTGCCGCCATAGGGTGAATCCTTCAGCGTGATATTGTCGTGCATCCAATCCCACAATGGAGCCTCATCAGGCAAGCGGAAGCGGCTTGCAACTTCCTTCTCGAACAGCTCAACAGCTTTCATTCAAACTTAGTTTCCTGCAATCCGTTCAGGCACAAGTAAACCTGCTCCTTAAGTATCCTCTGAATCTCATGCGGTGGTTGACCTTCTAGCAATGGAGCCATCTTCTTAGGCATTGCCAGCAAGTGAGACCTAACAGATTCAGCCAGCGTCGCCATGCACTTCAACACGTCGCTAACTGGAAGTAGGTTTCGCACCTGGATATCAGTCTCGTTCTTGAGCTTGAGGATTTGCAATTCAAGTTTCTGCTCTTCAAGCTCCTGCTGCCTGGTCGTCCTGCCCACCCTTGCAATCTTTAAGTCCGAGACCTTCTTGACCTCATCTCGATCAAACAGATTAGCGTTGCCGATCTTGCCAACTGGCTCAAGTTGAGAGCACCAACCGCGCATTGATTGGATAGGCTTCCCGAACTCCTTCGCCAGCTCTGAAACTGTCTTGCCTGGTGGCTTCTTAGTTGCTTTCTTCTTTTTCATTTCCAATTATCTCCATTCAATTTACTCCAAGCCCTGACCGCGTTATACGCTCCTCAATTTTTTTGCCGCAGTGTGGGCAATACTCATATGAGCCCAGAAATGTTGCGTCAGGCGCACACCCAGGCTTCCAGTAGTCGTTGCAAAAAAAATCGTTGGGTAAAAGCACCCTTCTCCACCGACACTTCTCCCCGCGTGGGATGCTGTTGTGCAGGCGGACGGCTTCTGTTGCTTGCTTGTGCTTCAGCTTATACAGGCATGCCGACCTACCGCAGAACACTGTGCTGACATGCCCTGCACCCCACGGCTTACGGACTACTTTACACGCGCCCCCACAGATAGGGCACGGTTTCAATTCTTGATTGCTCATTCTAAAATCCTTCGAACTCTGAAAGCTGCTCGTAAACTTCCTTATGCATCACATCCTTCGTAACGGTCTCCCCGCCGTCTAAGTCCTCGCCCAAAACAGGCTCTTGGTCGGTGACGTAGCCTTGGCCGTCGTATTCGACTCTCCACACCGAAATCAGAGAATCGTCGTAGTGCTCGCATCGTTCATGGTGGTTGGTCAGGTATTCAAGGTTGACCGTCCGGCACCAGTTCCGGCATAGACACGGTTTCAATTCTTGATTGCTCATAAAACCCTCCGCATTATCTCAGAATAGGCCCATCGCAGAGCTACTATTGAGGGTTTCCCGGTCTTCTTACTCACCATGCCAAGCTCTTCGACAATACGAGTAATAGTGCTGCCATTGCCGTAGTCGCAAACTAGCCTGAAAATGGCGGAGGCCACTAGCTTTCGCTGCCCTTCGATAGACTCGCTCGTCGGTCCAAAATTAGTCCCATTGAAAGCTTCTTGAATCTCCTCGTCTGTGGGGTCAGTTGTTCTCATTCCCAAATCCCTTGTTCTAAATCGAAGTCACAGCAGTCCTGGCTGCAGTAATCCTCGTTGCTCCCAAGCATTCCCGCCCAAAACCATCTCCCACACACTAAGCACGGTTGAATTGGCATTCTTACCAGGTAGCGCCTCCATAAGTAATGGTTTCTTCTCATTCGATTTGCTCCTTGGCTTTGAATCTGGTGGTGATTGCCTTCCACACGTCCTGCGCGTTAATGTCCTCATTCTTAGCGTCAACTAGGAGCCATTTAAACCATGAGCTATCGGCCGTATCTAACAACATAGGCACGCTCACCGTGTCAGGTTTGTCGCAATCGGGTTGAAGCTCCACGGCAGAACCGCAAGACTCATGTGTTTCTTCGTATGTCACCTCAACATCATCAACCTTTTGCCGGCAATGCAGGCACCACCAGTGGTAGGTCTCAGCATCGGGTTGCTCGGCGGGTGGGCTTGGAATCATGTAGTGAGTGACGTTGTCGGTATAGACTAGCTGCCCGTTGCAATGGTTCCGAAACTGACCGCCCCTGAAAAACGCCTGACACCAAAACCCCTCATCAAACATGATCAGAACGTCGTCCTGAGTCCCGGGCCACGTCTCCGGCTTGTCTGCGTCGAATTTAATCCAGTTACTCATGCCTCGTAGCCTCTCATTCCGCTTAAATCCTTGTTAGCTTCCGCTAGCTGCCCTGTCAGTGCCTCAACCTGGCTCTCAAGGTCAAGAATACGCTCGTTCTTCAACAAGTCGGGATACAGCTCACAGAGCTTTTGGCGAAGAGTTATAGCGCCTGGTTGGTGCATCTTTCCGTGGATGATTTCCGACCACGGCCTGCCAGCGTCATGCCACAATTCGCCCACCCTCCTTGAATCGTCACCGGCTTCGAACAGTGATTTTGCCGCTTCCTCATCCCCGTCAAGGACAGCAGTTAACAGCCTCTTGGCTCTGGCGGTGGATTCTTCCGCGAGGCTGATAGGGGCATTTTCCTCCAACCAGTAATGGTGTTGGTCAAATACATCTGACATTAATGAGTCTAGTTGTTTCTTGAACTGATCCTTGTTGCCCTGGACAAACTTGGTGATAAGCTCGTCCCGCTCTTCGTCCGCTTCGTATTCGCCTAGTGCTTGTGATAGATTGCTCATCTCGCATTTTCCTTTCGAATCTTCCGCATTTTGTAGTCCCAAACCTTTCGCCATTTGGCTCTACGCTTCTCCCCTTCGTCGTATGTCTCCCCCTCTCGGTTAGGCTTTGGCATAATCTTCAGGTAAGTGATTCTCTGTTTCCACCAACGCCCGCGAATAAATGAAGCTCATTCATTTCGCCTTTCCTGTTGAGAATACCACAGGGTCAGTCATGTCGAGAATTTCGCGGGCTAGCTCATCGAGTAGGCGGGCGTAAGTATACTCCTTTATTACCGCTTCAGGGGCTCGATCAAATTCACTGTCACTAATTGCGATGCTAACATTCAAAGAAAGGTTTAGCTGGAAGTTTGTTTTGTTCTCCTTGACATCTAACCACTCTTTTTTGCTTACCATCCCTGCAAGCTTTTTACGGTTTACTTTTCTCATAAGTAGCCCTTTCCTTCCATTATTCGCATCTTAACAACTGACCGCTCTTTTGGTAATGACGCAACCAGCCCTGGGTAAATTATGTCACACGTAACCGTCACCGACTTAACTTTGACATGGTATCGTTTCTTGACCCAGCCAGGAGCCCAACGCTCTTTGACTGCTTCAATCCACCCGTCAGGGTAGGTGAAAACCTTTTCAGGCTTTTGCTCTGTCCAGACGTTTCTTGTGAGAGTAATAACCATTGCTTCTGTCTGACTGGTTACCTCCTCGTGAACTGAACCCGTTATTATTTGAGGGGCCATCCTATCAATAACAGTGTCGACTGCGTAGGTGATCCGCCTCAATAATACTTCTTTATATGTTTCGTATTCCTGCATTCTAGCCGTTCCTTTTAAAGTTTCGTGAATCCTGTTTTATAACCAACGTACAAAGGGTGGTAAAACTCCCCTGTTTTGGTTGCTTTGAGATAGTAGGTTTTGTCACGCATGTTCCTGGTGAGCAGCTTGACGATTTCGCTTCGATTTTTAAACTTCCCATGGTTCCCCCAGGCGTAAACGACCTTTCCCGCCCTCAATGCGTTTGCGTATATAATCCGGTCGTTCCAGCGCCCCACGGGGTCTGCCTGTTTTTTCATATCCCTTGGGTCAGTTGCTCTGAAGGCAAAGATGTTGAGCATTGTAAAAGATGACGCGCCTATGCTGTTGCAGCGATTAATGCACCGAGTGACCGTCGGGTCTGGCTTGTCGTGGTCGGCCGTCGATGGATTTAAGCAGATAAAAACAACGTCTAGCCCCTCCCCCTCAAGATCAACCCGTAAGGCATACCGGTATTTCATGCAACCCGAATAAATAGCCTCAGCAAAGTCTCCCTTTTTTTGCACAAGATCAAGGCTCACTTTCTTGCCTCCCTTGTTTCAACTTGCAATTGACGTCGGCATTTTTCTGAGCATGTCAACCTGCCCGCCCTTGAGTATTCAAAGAGCATAGAGCAGACCTCGCAATGCTTGATTTTTTTATGCTCTCGCCACCTGTAGTTGGCGTCCTTCCTCCCGTGGCAAGCACGGCAAAGGATTTGAATGTTAGACGGGTCGTTGTTGTCTGGATTGTGGTCCTTATGGTCCCTTGTCAGGTCGTTTTTTTCTCCGCACTCTGAACACTTCCTCCCGGCCACCGAATACCGCTTGCGGCACTTCCTGTGTCCTGGGGTCTGCGCGTTTCCTTTTGCCCTGTCTCTTTTCATTCCTCGACATCCTCCATTAAGTGCATAGGCATCATTATTCCGGCTACATAACAAAGCTTTGTAACCGCCTTTCCCTCGGTTGCTCCGTAGGCCATGAATCCGTTCTCTATTAGCCATTCCCCCTTTGTGGCTATCACGTCATAGGGAGCCCTGTTTTCATGGCCTGGTGGGCTCCTGTAAGCTATCCATGGCTGCTTAATGTAGGCCGATTTCCAATAGGTGATCCCGGATTCCAGCGCGAACCTTTCCCTTGTCATTTCGCCCAAAGTGAATCGCTTTAAAGTAGGTCTTGGCGCAGGGGTTACCCCCCCAAATAAGTCAGCCTGCTCACTCATTGCTTATTTCTCCCTAATGCATCGCACATCGAATTCCAGGCCACAGAGGACTGGCGTGAGTCTTGATATGATGGACCAGACGCCCCGCACTCGGGACAGAGGGCCCTGTGCATCACTGGGGATTCCGCGCATGCTACTTTCATTTCGCATTCCATTTTCGCAAGGTTGTAGCAATGCGGGCACGGCTTAAGCTTGATTGATTTCCCGTTGTCGCTGGCTATTCCGTTTTCTAGGAAGAGAGATTCCAGTTGAACGACACGCCTTTCGAGCTCTCCTATTAATACTGAGTCCCTGTCTTTGTTTATCTGTGCCAGGTTCCCTTTGTTGTAGATGTCGTTTATTCTTAAATACGCCCCATCTGCCTTGTCCATGGCTTCCCTGGCCTGGCTGCTGATGTGGTTCACGACCTTGACCATCTCTACGACCGCATGACCAAGACAATCTACGGCTGCCTCTGTGGATAGCTTTTCATCCAAGGGAGATAAGGCTAGCTGTGGGACTTTTTCACTCTCCCCTACGTCTCTTGTTACCAGCGTGACTGATTCGCTATTTTTCATCATCCACCCAGATAATAGTTTGACCGTTAGCGTTAACCCTGGGGACTGCATGCCCTTGAGGGGTTACTAAGTATTGAACCCCTGTTCCGTAGTCGGTCCAGACTTTGAACCCGCTCCTCTGAAACCTGTTCTTGTCCGAGTTGTCAAGGTCTACTCCGACGAATGCACTCGCTGCTCCGAGTAAGCATAAAACAACAAGAATCCCAATGACGGCCACGGCTATGAAGCTTAGCGCCCCTTCAGTTATGCACCTCCCATACTCCTTCAGCTCACCTCTTTGCTCTTTTGAATATCTTTGCATGGTCTTACCTTTCAGTGATTCGAACCGCGTTTTGGTAAGGGGCTGAAACGTCTCTCACGCTTGCTTGGCTGATTATGATCTTAGCAACCCCACACTCGTCAACGGGAACCTCCATATAAACCGAATGTTCGTGATCAATCACGTCTAACATGATAGTGCCGTCCCCATACTTGCAAGCGTAGTCTGCTGCCCTTCGTAGCTGCTCAGCGTTTAACACCACCCTCGTCCCTTGGATTCCCTCCCGCGATCTAATAACGCCAGAAATATTGGGTGCTGCTTTCACGTTCCCTGGTATCATCATGACCTTTTTTGTTGTGTCACTATCCCTTATCAGTGTACGCCTGGTCACTGTCGCTGCTTCCCAGTCCTGAGATAGGTCGATTTCAACCTCCTCGTCCTTGGCTGGTTTCTTCATAGCCTCTTTTGCCTGGGTTAGATCGACCGAAACCACGCCCTCCTTTGTCCATTCTCTAACGTCTCCCCTTACGATCGGAACCTGAATTGCCGCCATCCCGTTTGTCGCTGTGACTGTCGATTTAATGCAGTCGACCTGACTGAATTGGATAGGGTTACTTGTGTCCCCTGGCTTGATCGGTGCCTGCTGAAAATCCCCTGTGTAGTGACCAGGCTGAAGGGAGACTTCAGCTCTGACCGCCCCTTCATTTTCCATCGTTTTCTTAAACGACTTAACAGTCTTCGCCATGTCGTCCTGCTTTAGCTTTTTTGCGGCCTCTTTGACCGTTTTGTGTTTGCCTGGAGTTTTACCACCCATCGAGACCTCGACGGCTACCCCGTCGTTTTCGTCGACAGGGCTGGTTTGAATTTCAGGGGCAGGAATCGCTCCGCTATATTTTTCTGTCTGTTTATCACTCATGTTTAGCCTTGAGCAATCAATATGCACTAAACCCGCTTATGGGTCAAGCGGCAATGTGGTATTGTGCGGAGTGGTAATAAGAAAGCTCCCCCTAGCCAAAGCCAGGAGGAGCCATCCGTTACTTTAGGGCAGATGCGTATTTTTCTGCCTAAATGGTGTCCCCGCCGGGAGTCGAACCCGGTCTGCCGACGTGAAAAGCCGGTTTGCTATCCGCAGTTACAACACAGGGACAAAGTAAGGAGGGTTTCTCGCACTCTCCGGGCCATTCAAAAGCTTCCCCTGTTATAAAGGCCGGGGCAGCCATGCGTCTCTTTCCTGGGCCTGGACCGAGGAGCTGGCGGACCGCTCGCCAAATTCTAAGTGAGCTCAAGCATCTTGCTGAAGCGGGACTCGGGTTGTCCCATGATGACTCCCTAACGGAAGAGGTCTTCGATCCTTGTTTTTTTAATCCCCGTGCTCACTTAGAATAGTTTTACCGCAAAGCCGCACCTTGTCAAGTCCCTGCTACAGGATCACCAGGCTTCCAAATACCCAGAGGTTCCTCGAACGCTGTCCCAACCGCTACACGTTGAGCCCTTTCTGCCTTGCCACAAACATCGAACTTCAAGTCCAGCCGCTCGTCCCTGTCGTCTCGGGATTGTGCCTTGTAAGCGTAGCCCACGTTGACGTTTTCAAACACGTGCAGCTTTACCGAAAGCGCCTTATTATAGTAACCTCCAAGGTCGCAGTTTGTCGCGAAATTTTCAGACGTTACACCGTGACAAGACGTGAAGATTTCGCCGACTTTGCTGTGGTAGTAACGGCATCCCCTAACATGGCCAAATTTCACTGACGACAACCAAAGTCCTGCCTCTGGTTTTTCAATCTGTAGATTGTCCACAACGAGGTCATTGACGTGGCTTGTGTGGGTTCTGCCTCCGTGAACTTTCACGTCCCGATAAATCCCGTCTAGCGACTCGGGCGTCCAGTCACCCTGGACTGCTACGGACCCCAACCCGACCGTGGCCCTACCTTTCCCGTGTTGCATGATATTGCAATCCCTGACCTGCTGATTCATCAAGTGGCCCGCAAGAATAATTCCCGAATTGTCGCGTCCTCCATAACCTGGAATAAACCGAATGTCCCTGATGCCTGCGTTCACTCCTAATAATTTCGTTCCCATGATCGAGCAAGTGCCAAGAACCAGGAATGACGGGTCTCCGTAAGAACTCAAATGCCAAGGCGGCAATTGTTCAGGTCTCTTTTGGTTGATCTGGTTTCCAGAGTAAATGAAAACCGTGTTAAGATATCCGTCTCCGTAAATTCCAGTCCTTGGCCAAAGCTGAGGAACACCATCCCACAAGTAATTACCTGCCGGGAAATAAATCATGACTCCCGTGGCCCCGGCAGTTCTTGCCCAAAACTCGCTAGGCGGATTGTCTGGCATCTTCACATCGCGGTAGGATGGCAAAACAATCTCCTCGTAAACGGACCGTTGTAGCTTGTGGTAAGCCAAGTCTACAGCCTCCCTTCCTGTGATTGCTTTCTCTGGGCTTTCAACAAAATCAAGGATATTAAAAGTAGTCTCTGCTTGAGTCCCAATTCTTGCTGTGCCTAATGCGTTTAGTGTTAGCTCTATTTTTCGTTTTCTCATTTATGTTTCACCCTTATTTCACCGTCAACAATCTCCACCTTGTCTCCTAGTGCTTTTTTAAGTTTTCCAAGAATCTCTGGCTCCATGTTTTTAATGGAGGCCCTAGTGGATTCGTTAAACCTTGGCCCCTTTACTGACACCTTGTCTCCTGCTTTAATAAGCCCCAGCTTGACAGCCTCAGACCTGGGGACTTCCTCAACGTCCATCTGAGAATTGAAGCCCCACGGACCGTATGGCACACCGAACCCTCCAAACTTTGGATTGTTTCTGGCCACCCAGAACTTTCGATCGCTTTTTAGTCTCACGGCTCCTTCATGCTTTTTGTGATCTGGCCTAGGCTCAGACACCGCCCCACCGCGAACGAATCGCCAAGCCGGATAAGCATCGATGAGCCTTGGATCTGTTGCTAGCTGCATCGACCCATAGCCCCAGGCCTTTCTTTGCTGAGTTTCGAATATCAGCCCCAGGCGTCGCTCGCTACCGAGGTCTTGGTTTTCTTTTATCACCCCTCGCCCGCCTCGAGGCATCCCTTTTGGGAGGGCGTCAGCCAGCCCGTTTTTTATCATCCATGGTTGCATTTTATCAACAAAGGCCTGCTTACTCCCGACAGTTAAAGCCTTCCCTCTTGGGGTTGCTTCGGTTGACTTTCTCAACGACGCCTTGAGTAGCCCTTGCAACTTCGACAGCACGTCAGCAGATTCAACGTGCGCTGTAAAAAATGCTGATTCTCTAATCTCTTCAGCGGTGTTCGCCCACTGCTCAGACGACAAGGCTATCGCTAGCGGTTTAAGTCCTGAGATTCGCTTGACCGCCTCTGTGAATTTTGCGGGCTTTGTTAAAACGCTCATGGCTGCCCCACGTTATCACCTTCTGGTAATCGGTAAATGACTTTCATTTTTCTCACTCTGGCACCTCTAGGCTTGCGAGCCTCCTGTTAATGTCGGTCACAGTGGCCTTTAGTTCTTTTATGTGCTTTCCGTATTCGGCTCGCTTCGCTCGGTCTCCATTGCTTGCAAGCGGTCCAGTAACAAGGCGCTCTCGCTTTCCTGTGACATCCTGTATCTCAGCTTTGACCCCTTCGAGTTTTTGTTTAAGAGAAAACGCGATAGATGCAGCCCCACGGCCTGAGCCTCCTGCTTTGGCTTTCCCCTTGTCGCCCATTCCCGAATTTGATCCTCTCTCATGGTTTCTATTCTGCCTAGCTGCCCATATTCCTGTAAAATACGATTTCCAATTCATAACTCTCCGGCCCTTCCAGTCGACCCACCCGACACTGCATGCCTCATGATAGGCCGACACGATCCATTCAGCGTCAGCGTGAAGGTTGTTAGCGTTCCACGCCTTCACCTCAGTCAAAGAGGGCTCCTCGGCAAAGCTAGCCCTGTTTCCGTCGACCAAGGCCCTCGCCTCTCCTAGCGGTTTAAAGGGCTGGATAATGTTAGGATCACCCTCCCCGCGTGGGGGGGGTGTATTCTTATAGTCTGTTCTGTTCTGTTCTGATGTGTTACTTTTCGTGACATCCGTGACAGTCACGTTACATCCGTTACTTTCCGTGACATTCGATGTCGGTTTTTCTTCAAGCCCCAGCTCTAGGTTTTTTATCCTTTCCCTGCGCTTTCGCTGTCTAAGCCTGTTCTGCTCTCGGACGTCGAGTCGTGTCTTCATGTCTCGATATTCCCCTCCCTTAACAACAAGCCATCCACCTGAAACCCGCTCTAGTCGCGCCCCTGAGCCCTCTTCGTCCTCCGAGTCGGGGTCTGGTCCTTCTAGGTATTTGAGAGCAGACCTCGCCGACATTTCGGTAACATTGGCACGCCTCGCCAGTGCTGCCGGTGAGCCCATTCTGACAAAACCGTCCTCGTCCATCATTAGGAGGAGGGTCAACCAAACTACTCGAGTGTCAGTGCTTTCTTGCCACACCGACGAGTCGAGTAAGCATTCGTAAACCTTCGTGTACATTTCCTTTTAGCCTTTTTGTTACACTCATGACATTAGTGACATGCGTGACAGTCACGTTACAATGTGACAGTCACGCAATCAAGAATCGCTCATTACCCATGTCGAGGGGCATTCCCTGCTTTTTTTAAGCGTGGCAATAAGCGATCTATTAACGATCATCCAAACCGTTGTTTCTTCTTCCATCGCTAGCTTTTTAACAGCCAGCAATACGTCTGGGTGAACCCGAGTGTTTCGGCCCTCGGAGCTGTTGAGCGAAGTTAGGACGGCTTTTGTCTTTGCTTTTTTAGTTTTCATTTTATTGATTTTTAAGGTTTTTCAAAAGGTCCATCAGTCCAAAGCCTGATGGTTACCCCTTCCAGTTCTGGGTCTTGAGTCCAGTAGGATTTTCTGCGGAAGTCCCACACCTGAATATCGTTCACGTAAACCCCTTTGGCTTGCAGCGCGTCCAGCACTGCCTTCTCGAGGTTGTCTCCGTCCCCGCATGCCTGAGCACCAGTCTGACCGAGTGAAACCCTGGCGTCCTTGAACTTATCGCGCAGGCACCCATCCGGCCCATAGTGTGACTTTGGACGAATAAACCTGAAGGTAGCGTCGACCGTGACCGGGCCCTCCTCGGCTCGCGGCATCATTCCCGCAGCGCATTTCAATGAAATTAAAGTCTTCCACGCATTGACTCTTTTAGAGTTGAAAACATGCCTTTGCTTGCCTGTTTTTTCGTTTTTAAAAGTATCATGTCGAGGCTGAGGCACTGGTCGACCTTGAACAACTATCGTATAGAGCATAAAAAAATCCCCACAAGGAAGGCCTTGCAGGGTTGTTTGGTTTAGGTTTATTCCTTGACTAACCTCTCGGATGGCGCTCCTTCCTCTGAGCATCCGTCAAGAAGTCTTTCCATCTCTGCGTTTAACGCCTTTCCAGCGAGTCCCGTCTTTGTCTTGACGACCTGGCCTAGCCCTTTCTTTGTCACGGTTACCATTGTGCCAAGCATTTTCATTCCGTACCCGCTCTCGTGCATTCTATCGATTAATGGCTCAGCTTTAATTTTTTGACGGCCTTTAGTTTTTTGAACCTTCCACCCTGGAATATCCAATCCCTCCTCGACTATCAACTTTTTAGCAATTTCCCGGTGCTCCTTGTGCGCCGAAACTGCAAGGTCGCCAACGTCTAAGAGCCTAGAAAGATCTTGGGGGCTAGTTACTGCTGACGGTGAAGCCCATTCAACCTCTCCGATTAGCTCGTTTCTTTCGCTGCAAGATGCTCTTGCGGGGCAGTATCGGCAATGGTCCCCTGCATTGGCAGGGGCGTAAGGGTCGTGCGCTTTTTCAGCAATGGAATCTATCGCAGTAGCAATCATGTCTAACCCCTGCCACCCGTACGAAGCTACCGTGTACTGTGGGGATTTCATCGGGGTTGCTAGTGCTACGTAAATCTTCCACCCTTCCCCTAGGTTAAACTTCTGACTTACCAGCAATGCTTGCGTAGCCAGTTGGTAATTAACCTCAGCATCTTCCCCTCCCCTTGGGCCAGACTTGTAATCGACCACAAGCGCAACTTTTGATTCTTTCCAAAGGCTGACATAGTCCCACTTTCCAGAGTATTTATAACTCGAAGCAAAAGACTGAACGCGCTCCTCTCTTGAAACTACACCTTCGTCATTCTTCAGTAATGACGGGGTGATTACTGCTTCTATTATTTCCAAAACTATGTCGTTGCACCGCTCGGCAACTGCTCCGTCCGAAGCATCCAGGGCCTCAAAGTTTTGATGCTCTAGCGCGTCGTGGATTTCGTTTCCTCTTTGAGCTGATGCCGATGTCGTGTCCGGCATCCACCGCCCCCTTAAAAAGGAGGCAGGGCACTTATAGTAACGCCCCATTGATGATGCGCTCATGTTCTGTCCTCGTTCGTTTTTCATTTTCACCTTTTAGTTTTTAACCTTACCTTGTGTCAATGTGGTAACACCTGGTCGCTTTATTGTCCAGACCGCAGCGTTTCAAGCTCCGCTAATAACGGGGCCGGGTTCTTGAGAATCGCCCGCGCAAACTGGTTAGGGAATCCATTTTTGGCTACATCGTAGTCTTGTTGGATATTCATAAAATAGTTAAAGTCGCTCATAGCAAAACCATTGTCGGTTAATACTTTTTCCAACTGCTCCTGTTCGGTGGTAACACTCTGAGCGGTTGGAAGCACCTCGACATTTTCGGGCTCGTTCCCTGACTCCGTTTCTGGCGCTGCGGGCTGCTCTGGCGCTGCGGGCTGCTCTGGCTGCTCCGCCAGGCGTGCCTGCTCCATTTCTGCCTTGGTTCGCCGTTTCCTCTTCGGCTTTTGTGCCTCGCCCTCAAAGCCCGCGGCAGGCTGTTCTTCTGCGCTTCCCCCTTCTTTATCTTCTCCTATTTTCCCCATGGGGATTTCGTCGACCGTTACGTTGTCATCAAATCGAGGAGTCGAATCAATGCTGTCTTGAGTGCTCATGTCCCTTGAGACCGCTGTTTCAATATCAATAGACATAGGCCCCCAGTGTGTTAGCAGGGACTTGAGGACCGTCTTTTTGGCCATTGAATCAAAATCCGTCAGCCAGGGTGAATCTTTCTTTTTGGCTCGGTAAGCTTGAGAGAATCGCTCAGCGTGATCGATGATTTCTGATGTCTTCCAGTAAACCGTATGCTGGTAACCGTTTACTGTCTCGAGGAATGCTCCGTAACCGATCGGGTCTCCTGAGTCTTCGACGTCGTCATTAAATTCGACCTGGCCTGTCTTCTTGCTCGTCTTAATTATTTGTCCTTCATATACCGCAAAAGTATTAAGGTGCTTGTACTGCCCGGACCTGATCGCCAACTGAACCAGACCTTTGTAACCGATCTGAAACTGTGCCTTTCCAGCGTAGGGAACAATGTAGGCTAACCCCAAAGTCTGATTGACTGGCAGATTGAGCGTTGCGGCAACCATCGCAGACGCCAGAACTGAATTAGGATCGCAATTCGCCAGGTGACGTTGCTGGCTGATAGCAATGATGGATGAGCAAAATTGTGGGGCTCTGTGTCCCAACACCTCAGTAAATCTTGATTTGACCGAATCCTTTTTAACTAGGGTTGATACGGTTTCTCTCTGTCGTTGTTGCAACTGATTATTCATTTTTTTATTAGTTTGAGGTTGCCATCTTGGCAACGGGTTAGATCTTACCAACTAAGAAACGGGAGTCAATACCGCATGTGGTAACATATTAAGTGTTGACTGACTCTGGAATTTAAATAGGTTTGGAGTTTCTCAGAGTGTTTCGCTCTGCCTTTTAGCCCTCCCTCCCTCCCCGAGTGAATCCGGGGAGGGAGTTTAATATTAGCTCGACGTCTTCAAAAGTTGTTCCTTGGTGCATGACCTCTTTTATCTGCTTGAGTCCGCAATCATAAAACGAGGTCATGAAGTCGATCTCCTTTCGAATGAACACGCAGGGCAGTCTTGGAATTGTTAACGCCAAGTGAAGCGGCCCAGAATCAATCCCAATGAATCCTGACGCCTGGTTTAGTATGTGCCACATAGGAACGACTCCCAGGGGCCAACCTTTGGTAGATTTGCTGTCGTTGAGTCCGATCCACCAATAATCAGGGGATGAATCGAACCTGTAATTGAAATCGTAATTCAACACAATGAGACGAAACCCCATAGCCTCGACCACCTCTTGTATTTTGTGAGCCATCCAAAGCGGGCACGATTTCCGCCAGGGCGAGCTTGATGCCTGGCCATGAAATACAATGTAAGGCCTTGAATCTCCTTGAATAACTTTCATCATTGTTGCCCAGGCGTCGCTTGTGTATTTGGTTGCCCACTTTAAAGGCAGAGGCTTCACTGGTTCGTCTGTAACAATTCCCAGCTCATGTTCCATGCATATCCTAGTTTTTGTCTTCGGCCCCCCTTTGCAAGGCCTATCCGAATCCTCTGGGTGGAATCTTATCTCGTAATAATTACGGTGATTGGCCCGAACTTCCATGGCTTTCACGTTTGGCAGATCCTCAAATAGATCGACGTAGCGACAGTCATACGGAATGTTTAAAAGCACTTCCTTTTTTAAGTGTGACAGTGCTACACGGAACATTAGAGCGTCCCCTAGTCCGTGGTTGAACGATAGCCTAACCGCTCCGTCCTTTAATGTTCGCCTGCGCCGCTTTGGCGTCGTTATGATTTCTCTTTTTTCTCTCACCATTTTCCCTCTATACATTTAGCAGCTGACAGTGTTACCTTGAATTTCATTGGGCACGTACATCGACGGCAAGACCAGTTGTCCCAATGCTCACACCCCTTGCATATGGCAAGGCGGTGCTCCTCTACTTCTTTTGACGCAATCGAAGGGTCCTTTATGAATCTAAAGCCAGTGGAGACAAGCTCCGAGACGAGCCTTGAAGTCTTAGCCCTTTGATTGCGCGACTTTGATCCTCTTTTCAAATAACTACGGTTTCGTTTCCTGATGATGGGTGGAGGGCTTGGCACATTTCAAGGTCTAGCTGTCCGAATGTGCTTCGCCTGTCCCTTGGCGGAAACACCGAAAAGAGCCCGTCTTTTAGCATCTGCGGGAAAAGAACCTGAGCACAAAACACTTCGTCAAAGCCGTAACCTGATGGGGATCGGCCAAAGATTGGACAGCTCTTTTCTATGCCAGGGTGCCAGACTTCGTTTTGAACTAGCCCCATGCTTGCCGCCCAATAAAAAACTTTCATCTGTTCCGTGATAATGTCGTCTGAAACGACCCCGCCAATGCAGCCAAACTGAGAAGCCGTGATTGGGTGGTAGAACACAGAGCGATTATCAAAGCTGTTTAGCTCGTTTGCCCCGTTGTGTGCAGCTCTCCACCATTTGGCTTTTGATCTAAGCCACTGGTCTATACCCGGCCTCTCAGTGTCCAGGGCGTCCGCGTCGACGATGAAAACGGGCATGTCTGAGTCGAGCCCCTTGAACCGCCACATTGCCCCAGGATTGTGCCGCACTGATGGGCTGCTCATCACATGGTAGGTGTGATTACCGTTTAACATTCCAGACTTTTCTAATTGGTGAAAAAGCCAGGGGCATGTGTAAACCTCAAGGTTTACGTAAGGGTCGTTGAACTGACAAATCGGACGAAGGTAAGTATCCCACCAGCTTCTTGATTTTTTAGACCATCCATTTTGTATTAAAAAAGCGTCAGTTTCATTTTTGCTGTGAAGAGGTAATGATGTGATCCCTAAAAGGTTCATTTCTGGGTCTGTTATATCGTGGTTTTCGATAAACAGTGAGGTTGAGTATTTCACCTTACCTGAAGATCGTCCCTTGATAGTATGCTGGACGTCAAAATCATCCATAACTATATTCGGAGAGAATTCTCTCATTTTCCTGGACAAGTCGCCCATGTCTGCCGGTCTGAAGTAATCGAAGTATGTTGGTTTTCTCATAGTGTTTTCGCTTTTTGGTTTTAAGTTAAAATGGATATGGCCTCGCCTAATAGCCTTCTGGTTTCAAATAACTGATATTCCGACACTGTTCCGTCAGGATCATCTCCTAGTAGGTCGATCAACTCTTGGATATTCGACGCTTGGTTGTAAATGGCCGACCGGTGAAGCGCGGATTTGTCCTTTGACGACGACCTGTCGTTGACTTTTGGTAATTTTCTAGCCATGGGTGAAAGGGTTCCTTTTTTGTTTGGGGTGCTTGTTTTTGGATACAACATTAAGACATTCAACGGCCCAGGCGGACACCGCAATAAGGTTGACGGCTACGGTTACAAGCAAGCAAAACACTGCAAATTTCATTAGAGCTCCTCTACGGTGAACTTGTCCCAGTCACACGCTTCTGATTCGTCTTCCGTCTCGTGGTTTTCGATCTCCCACCTGACCTTGTAAACGATAGGATCGCCATCGTCGTCGGTTTTTGATCTGCTATAAGCGTAAGCCATGTAATAGCACTCGGGGGGGGTTCCATCTTGATTTATGAATGCGTCTTGAGCCAGGTCCATGAAGTGGCCCCCGTCTACGATTGTCCCAAGCCGGGAATAGTGACTGCTGCATATCGGATCAGAGCCTATCCTGTTTTTCGAGTCGTGCGGGTTGTTGTCGTCGAATATGATTTTCATTTAATGCCTTTCGTTGAGAAGACATTACCGCTTTACCACAAGCACGTCAACAGGTAATCGACAAAGGAGGGATTTATTTTACGTCAACGCGAATATAGGTCTCGCCGATAGACTCAACGCCCATGGACGCACGTGAGGAAGACTCGGCGTCCCCTGCGCTGCCGCCAGGGAGCCCGCTTCCGACTGACGACGTGACCAGATCGCCAGTCGGCGGGCTTTTAGGGGCAAGGACCCCTGACTGACCTATAGCGCATCCTTCTGCGGGATCAGACACTATATCCAGCTCCGTGAAGTCTGTCAGGACGTCGCCTGGTTCAGGGTCTCTCAGCAGCACAGACCGAACAAGTGTCGCTGGCTTGTAAACGTAAGGCACACCGAGCCCTAAGCTATCTACGTAGCTCCTGAGCGTCTCCGGGACGGCTTCCAACACTTTCGGGTGGGGTCTCATCCTCCAATGGACTTCGCTCCAATAGCAAAGCATTTTATCACCTGACCCGTCGTTGAAAATGGTCATGTAAGCCTCAGCGTTATCGGCAAACGGGATGTTGTCTTGATAGTAAGCAGTATCCGAGGTCCTTAGCGTTGTGGGCTTAATATAGCTTGCTCCTCTGGCTATCTTCCACCCGTTGATTGTCTCGATCGTGACAGGGTAGGTGTCCCAGTATGTAAGCCGCTTTGATTCGAGATAGACAGGGACTCCGAAGCGTGCGGACTTGAGCAAATTGATTGCCTGTCCCATCTCCCGCCATGTGCCCGCATAACATTTAGTCTGGGGGAAAACGCCGTAGCCTTTGGTCTCTAGGTTATCTCGAATCGGCAACCTGTCCTGGCCTACCCCGTTAGCGTTAACGATCTCCATGAGCCGTTCCATGGTAAGGTCTCGGGAGCTCTGCCCGTCACAGTAGGAATGATAGAGAGCTGTCTTTGGGTGGTAAACCATTGTAGACTCGACCTTGTCCTCGTCCAGAAACCCGCTAACGCTCGCCCGGATTATGAACTCAGCGTAGGCAGGCAGATCGTGAAAGCTTCGCCTGTCGCGCTCTGGCTGTATCAATGCGTCGCTGTCGTTGTAAACCTCGGGCATGAGTCGTTGCAGGAAGAATCGACAAACAAGCGAGCCATAGAAGGCTGTAGCGTCGTAGTCTGTCGAGGCATTGGGGGCGACATCGCCGATCCTATCTTGGTCAGGGGTCTGGCCGTCAACATACCAATTAAGAGCACCTACAACGGTATTCTCGTCGCTCCTCTCTCCCGTGTCTGTCGTTAGGTAGCTTGCGCGACTAGATGACGTATCAAGAACAGCGGTTGGGGCCGATGATGTCTTTCTGAGGCGTCCCTGAAGCTCTATCTCGATAAGGTTTGTAGAAGCCCCCACCCTAACCTCTTTTATCAAATAGGGAGCCTTGTAGACCTGGCAGGATCGATAGTGGGCTGATATCCCGTTGCAATCGCCCTCCCCAACAATGTCAACATCTCCGTCACCAAAGATTGAATCACGGCAATCACCTGAGCTTGCACCGTCCGCAGTATTAATGGGAGTGTAGACGTGCCGAGATGATCCGTAGTAAGGGACGTTGTCGCCTTCGTAGCGTTGCCCCGGGGCTATTTCCGTTCTAATTACGGTGTCAGAAGCTGCGGCGTTTCCCCGTCCGTATCGGTTGAGCTCTTTGCCTGCTGACGATCCGGTGTCCCCTTTCATGGACTCAGACAAAAGAGTGCATCGATCAAGCATTGTTCCGTATACGTCCCCCGCGTTGCTTGGCTTCCAGTCGCTGCCCGTCGTGTCTTTAAAAACCATTTGCCCCCCGATCGAAAGAATCCATTCGTTTGACTCTCCTTGGTCTGCGATATCTTCAGGGGTGACGATAAAGAAGTCTTCTTTAACGACGAGATCTGTAGCGTTTGAAAACCCAATAACGCGGCTTTCGTTCCCCTTGAATTTCTGGCCAAGGGAATAATTGTTGCCATCGTAAGTAACGTAACCCGATGGGGTCCCGGCTGATTCGACCTTGTAATGAACGTCTGGCCTAGCCGAGGTTATAGCCGCCTCAGAAGGGGCGATGTCAAAAAAGATATCGGCGTCTGAATCCCCATTTCCTCGTCTCTCAAAAATGAGAACGGAATTGCCATCCCCGTTAACATGGTAACCCTTGAGGTTTTTGTAGGTCACCACCCTTATCCACTTGAGTATAAAATCCCTCATGGATTGATAGTGTGGGTATTTACCTATCTTTGTTTCAACGGGAACAGTCGCGTTGGTGGGATTGTAAACGCAACCATTAACGAAGTAGGCATCAGAGATCTCTTTGGCCGTGTCGACAATCTTGCCACGGTATATCGTGGGGCTGTTCGATCGGGCCGTAGACATCCGAATAAACAGATCGACGTCAAAAGGCTCGGGTTTATGGATGAGCAGCTCGGCCAGTTCAACGTAAATATCCTCCCCAGCCGTCAGTGTGTCCAGAAGCTTAGCTTTTATGGCTCCCGTCTTTGACACTGGCCACCAGACCATATTCGATTCGGCGTCTTGATTAACCGATAGCGTAGCGATTACAACCCCGTCCTCCTCCAGCTGGACACGCCTTTCAGACGCCCCGAGATTTTCCCCTACCACTATAGCGCCTGCGAACGTGAAATCAGATCTAGGTGAATGCGCCACGCTCCCGCCATCGTCACCGTATGTCCCCGCAGCGGCCAAGTCATCCCATTCAAAAATGGGATACTGAGCCTCGATCACTCCAAGCGATCCGACCTCGACGCCGTAAGCAGGGGCTAAAAACCACTGGCTGCCAAAAATCGACTCATAGTCAACAGTCAAATCGACCGGCTGCCAACTTGAATCATCTGCTCGCTGATCTGCTGTTCCCCTGTATTCAGAGCAAAAACGAGACCGCATTTGATTGATTTGTTGACCCTTCTCTCTGTTCATGGCCTCGGTTGGCCCGTCAATCCTTCCTCCTGCGGTTTTGTGGAAAAGTGTCTTGTATCCAATCAACGAATTCCACGAGTCAACGCTTCTTGCTGCAAACATGGCAGGCGCGTCTGTAAAGTCGTCAAGATCGCTTGGAAGGACAACACCTCGCTGAGTCTTGCCGAGAGTCCAGTAATCAAGATCCGTAACAGGTAGAGCTCCGATAAGCGGGGGCTCCCGTAAGGGGACATCGTTGAGCCTCGAGTCCTCTGAAACTAGGCCGGGATCGATTCCAAAGAAGTAAGTATTCACCGGGCTGTTGACGTTCAAGCCTTCCGGGAATCCAGGGTCAGCAGCGGGCCAGTTTGTCTCCGTCTCTGGAAGCAGTCCGTAATAGGTCAGCCATTCATCCTCAGCGGGGTAATTTGTGAACCCTGAATCAGGATTTCTGAAGTTTCGGACGAACGAGTAAAAGGCGAAAATGCATCTCCAATGAACATCGCCCAGGCCTGACAAGATTCGAGCATTTATCGCTCGAGCCATTTCCCGTTGCTGCCCGCTTTCGAACCTGTCACCCTTGTCTACTGAATGGACAGCAGGAAAGTATCCTGGATATTCGCTTGGCACAGATTAGGCCCAATATGAAGCCTGAAGGACAGTCGATGGAACCGAGTTTCCACGCTGGACCGGCCTTTTGGACGATGTCAAAAACGTACCTGCAGTGGTGTGACTGGTAGCCCTACCCTTGCCTGGCCGAACGTGGTATTTCCGCATCTGCATTTGGAGCTCTTTAATCTGGTTTGATTTCCGGCCCTCTCCTGAAGGGACTCCTTGATTCGATGCGATTGACATTAGCTCTTAGCCTTTAAAGGACGGGTTGATCGGTTTGGAACAGTGAATAGACAGGCCTGTCGCGCTCGCGTCAAAGACTATTTTTTGATCGTTCCCTGAGTCCTTGTAAGCGCCCATGTTGGCAAACTCATATTGCTTGTTAGCGGGAATGACGTAATCTTTGGTTGTAACAGACTTTCCGATTGCGCCCAAGCCTGAGTCAGTTGGGGTGGGAACAGTGATTTTGAGGGTCAGGTCTCCCCCAGTTGTATTCTTGACCTTGATAGCTCCTACGTCAGCGTGAGCCGCTTCGATTCCCGTCCCTGCCGTGATATCCTGGTAAGTCAAGTCAGCGAGCGTGATATTTAAACCTGCATAGCTGCTCGCGGTTGGGTCGTGTAGTGCTGTTAGTGTATCTGCCATTTTAGGTAACTTTCTCGTAAAGGTTCTGGTCGAAGTAGTCTATCCCCCACCACTCGCGGGTAACAATAAAAGTGTTGTCGGCTGTTTGCTGCTTTTGGTATGGCTGCTTGTGCCACCAATTCACCGTGGCCGGAATAATACCAGCCGGTATTACTTCCCCCGCCTGTATTGCCTCACCTGCCATCCTGAAGGGTGAAAGCATCCTATTGACATTTGTATCAAGAACAGGGTAGTGCGAGTCATTGAAATCCGCAGACACGGTAATCGTGTTAGTGATTACAAATCGAGGCTCGAAAAACACCTCGACCCCCCGAATGTAGGTTATGGCGTATTTAATCGCAAGGTTGTCTAACTCGGCTGCGCTATGTTCCGAAGTGTTCAGGACAGCCGCAGTGCTCCCGTCTATTTCAAACAGATTTGATGCCTTAACAGTGTCCGTGTCAAACCGGCTAGAAGAAAGCTGCGCTGTGTAGTGCTTGTCGATTTCAATCTCGATAAATCTTGCCCACCCAGGAAATGCGAAATCCAAAGCTTGCCCCATCAATGACGCGACAAGGGGGACTTCGTGCTGTGACCCAAGCCTCCCCCAGATCGAAAAAAGGTCGATCCCATACTCTACAACGAGCCGATGGTAAGGCCCTGGGACCTTTTGGTGAACGACGTTGATATGCTTTGGAAAAGAGGTATCCCTTGCATTGTAATGATCCAGGGTGTCTCCCGGTGTGCCCTCGTAGACTACATGCCTCCTGGTGCCACGGTGGATATTAAAGTTGACCGTTTCCTCGACGAAAACAAGATTGCCAACTTGATATTGAGGCCTTGATACATAGCTGCCCATAACGTTAATTCCTGTTGACAGCTTCGGTTGTCTCTCTGGTGTTCTCGGCTATCCGTCGAAGCAAATGGACTTGCTTCTGCTGGGAAGTTTGGGCTATCGAAGCCCCTGGGGTCACACCGAGTCCTGCCCGAGCGAACCCGTCTACCGCTTTCCTGTTCCCTCCTAGCTTGTCGGATAAATCATCAAACCGTTGAGCCTGTGCTAGTCTTTTTGCCAGATCGAGAGAAGACGTAGCCCCTTTGTCTGTGCGCGTCTTGTTTGAGACGTCCTGCTGCTCTATTAGGTCAGCGATCGCATTTGCTCCCAAGTTATCGACCGACCTGACTAATCCTCTGGCTAGCTTCCCGGTGTCTACACTCCCGCCTGGAAGCGTAAGGCCTAGACCTAGTTTTCCTGCCTCAAGTCCGACCCTCAGCGCACCCTTGGCTCCCACCGCCGCAAGACTTGCCCCTTCGATTATCGGCGTCAGCATCTTGGCTGCCACCTCGAGGGCTGGTGTGAATGATCCTTTTATGGTGCCAACCAATCGGTCAAAAGACTGATCAAGCTTGGACAAGGACTCGTTCATGGGATCAAGAGCGCCTTCAGAGATCACCCGTCCGTCTTGTTTTGCCTGCTCCGCGAACAGCGAAAACCCGTTTGACAGGGCTAAGAACACTTCCTCCCCTTTCGAGCCCATGGCCTGCACAGCGGCCCCTGTCTCGATCGCTGTCATCCCTCCCTCTTCAATCTTTTTGCGAACCATCTCGAAGAGCTCCTCGGGCTGGGCTCTTCTCACCTCTTGCAGGTCTAGCCCCATCTTTCGAAAAACAGACGAGTCGGCCCCTTGCTCTCTGGCCAGGCTTAGTATTGCCTCGTTAATAGAGTCGATCGAAGTCTTCGATTGCTCGGCAGCAATCGCCCAGGCTTGGACCTTTTCAGAGGACACCTCGAATGCCTGCGATACCGTGTCAATAGCCTTGGCCTCGCTCAACAGCTTCTTTCCTAGTCCCACTGCCGCAATGGCTGTAGACACAGCAAGAAGCCTTCTACGCGCAAACACGAGAAGATTTGTGACCCCTACGGATTTATCGGAGGCCTTGTTGGTTTTGTCGAGCTCATCAGAAAGGGCTTTAGCGTCTCTGATAGCGTCGTCTCCCTCGCTCTGAAATTCGATCGTTACTGGAACGTCAGCCACTATTGCCCCCTTGCTTTTCTGCCCTCTCCCGCCGTCTTTTATTCATGACATCGATCACTGCGTCATCGATCATTGCGGCCTCTGGATTTCTCATCGCGTTGTAAGCAGTCAGGGCCGCCAAAGCCCCCTTTAGTGGGTGGTCTAAGATCTCGTCACTTGTGAAACCGAGTTGCGACAGGACGAATTGAATAGAAAACAAAGCAGGAATAGACCCGCCTCCTTTGTCTTCCCCGTCTTTGTCCCAGCACATTAAGCCCTCAGTATGATATCTCCAATAATTGCAAAGGTGAAACAATTCCACAGAAAACGCTTCCTTGCTCGAGCTGTATCTGTGCGCGTCGTAGCTAATCCATGCCTTAGCAATCCATGATCCTAGAGACTTCTTAGAGTCCCTCCAATCCCGAGAAAGCACCCATATGGCAGTCGCCAGTGACCCCTTTTTAAGATCCATGGGAGCCGATATAAGAGGGGAGCCCAGGCGACTAAGTAGGACAAAATGACCAACAGACGCCGCCTTCAGATTTAGAAACCCCGACGGCCCAGGCCCTGGGTCGCAAGAGATAGCGTACTGTTGGTCGACCGGGATCATTAAGTCATTGCCGACAATGCGACAGCATTTGGGGCTGTGTGATCTGACCCACTTGCGGACCTTCTGGTAAGGGTCATGGACCCACTTCTGAATTCATTTGAACCCCACGTCCAAGACCCGCCAGGCTCAACATTCCAATCCCCGTTCACCTCATCGTTCGGGCCTCCTGAAATTGTCACAACCTTCAGTGGTTGCGGCCAGTAGACGGCAGCTGCAAGGGCTTTCGTGTTTGCAGACAGAACTATGTCGACGGTAATCTGCCAGACACGCTCTGAAAACCCTCGACCCTGTGTTAGTCCGTCACCCCCGATAGCGTCTTGGATTTCCGTGATATCTGTTAGGGTGCCTCTAACTATATCGATAGCGACGCCCGCTCCTGAGCCGCCAGGAAACGCGCTGGCGCCCATTGTGCCCCCTGACCCAAAGGTCATTCCCTTACGTCCGTATGTGCTCATAATTCTCTAGTCCTTTCGTTAACATATGCCCTGACTTTAAATGAAATCAGGTAGCTTAAATTGTTGGTGCCTTCCTTGCTGTCGACTCGTAGGTCCTCGCAATGGCCAACCCACTCTGCGGGACTCCAATTACGAATTCCCTCAATTACTGTCTCAGAGGCAGCTTCAGACGTCAGATTTGACCCTAGAGCCCCTCTGTTGAGGGCAGGGATTTCAACTATCTCAACAAAGAAAGGATATGTTTCAATTGGTGGATTAAGCGAGTAATTCCCCTTCTTGACCACAATCCCAATCCCTATCTGCTTAATCCTAAGCGAAACGCTCTGCTTCCAGTCACCTCGCGCCGCAGAGGTCACGGGAACGGTCAGTTTGGATAGGAAGTTAGAATCCTTGTTGGGCGGTGACTTAATAGGCGGGAGAGACGACACCCTTTCAGTAATCGAATTCTGAAGGATTGAAAAACGAGTCTCCATATCAAAGGCTCAGTTTTTTTTCCGACTTAAACGACAGTCGCTGCCCTTGTGGCTCTGTCCCGGCTGCTTGTGGGAGTCCGTCATAGTCCCCCTTTCGAACGCTCCTTAGAACGTCTTCAGCTCGGTCGAGTAGCCTTTCTCTTGCCCCGTCTACGTCGAGCATTTGCCCTCCTAGTCTTCCCCACAGCTTGTAAGGAAGGATAGCAAGCCCGTGCCCTCTTAACACTTTAGGGATCTTGGGCGACTCGTCTAGGTTGTAACCGCCCGAGGCCATGTCGGCGCGAATCTCAAGAGCTATTTCCTCGACGACCTCCGTGACAATATCGACGACAGGGGGAGCCATCATAAATTGTTGCCCGCCAGACGTGACAAGCTGCCCCTGGTCTGTGGTTAAATAGTCGCCTGCTTGCAGTTGCGTGTTTGCAAGTGTTTGTAACTCGTCAGCAGACAAGACTCGGTAGGCGTCGTCTGATGTTAGCTCTGTCCAGTCGGTAGCCATTTATATGCTCCTCAAAAAAATAACGTAAAAAACGCCCGCAATCGTAGCCACAGACGCCACCTTGATCAGCAAGGGCGTTGCAGTGTCATACACGCCTAGTGACCTCAGTAGCGTCCCGTAAGATATGACGTGGAGCGCCCCGGAAACAATATCCCCCGCTTGCCTGAATGGGACATTAAAAAACACCCCGATCCCTACCCAGTAAGAAAAGTATTCTGATTCGATATAACTTAAAGACCAAGGGATCATCCAGAAAAGAGAATCAAGAGACCCGCAAATAAACCCAAGCCACACCCCAATTATCAGCCAGTCCTCGTGCGTTTTTGAGTCCTTTAAAATAGCCTTAATCGCTGAAGGAGCCCAGATGATGGAAACCAAAACACCGATCGCAACGGAAGCAAACGTGCCCGCCAATGACACCTCTTGAAAAAGTTTATCCCAGCTCATTCCCCTCAACTTTCCTTACTGCCATCAGCGCATCAGAGTGGAGCTTGTGCAGTGCAATTACCTGCCCTGACTGCTCATTTAAACGCCCTTCTAAAAGTCCCAGTGCTCTGCTCGTCTTGATGGCTTGGTCCGTCGCCTCTTTGTGCTTTTCCTCGCACTCGTCAAGCTTCTTTGTTAGCCGGATTTCTGTCGACTCGCTTTTTTTCCACAAAGCCTTGCCCAGCCAGGTAACCGCCCCCAAGCCCGCAGTAAAAACTCCAGCTAGAATTTTGATAGCCGTGTCTTGCTCTGATATTATTGTGGGGAGCGCCAACAGGATTTCCATTTTCACCAGAAAGGCCCCCTTTGGAAAAATGAAAAACCAAAGGGGGCAGTCTGGGTGGCGATGTGGCGATATGATTTATTCCAGAGCGGTAGGCTCTGGCTCCCCTGATGGCTGCGGGGCTCGTCGAGAATCAAGCTCTCTGAAATAACGGATTAGTGCCTCGTCGCGATCGCTCAACGTCAATCCGCCTGAGCCAGTCTCGATAGGCGGACTTGTCGATCTGCCGACACTTGATTCAATCAATCGCTCAAGTCGGTCTAGCCTCTCGCTTTGATCCGCGTTAGTTGGCGGTTGCATATTTCGATAGAGATAGCCAAGACTTTCGATCGATTTGAAAAGTTGAGTTTCGGGGGAACCCTCAAAGCTGGACGTCGAGAGGCCGCTTGCCAGCCCATTAGTTAGGCTGTAAGTCAAGGTCGAATCAAGGTCACTGAGGCTGACTTTGGTGTTAACCGCTCTTGATCGTCGCTCCACTTCGACTTTTTCGCGGGAAATAACATCGCCCTCCGTGTTGAGCGTTTCCGTGGTTTGCGAGTAGGCAACTCCCGTGCCAGCAGTGCAGGCAACGCATGACAGGAGCGTGGCAATCGCAGATGTGCAAAACAACATAGATAAGATGTGTCTGTATTTGTTCATAGTGTTTTTTGTTTTAGGTTTCCTTCGAGATTCTTTCAGGCTTATCACTACGGATTGGGAGTCTCCGCAAGAACCTGGAATTCTTCGGCTGTTGGCACTGTAATCTGCCCAGCAAGGGCAACAAGACCAGCTTGCAAAGTCGCTAGGGATTCGGCAAGAGGGGCGATGCGATCCTC